CGCTGGACGAGTCGGCGAGCCTGACGGCGGGAATCGCAGGCAATGACAGTGCGACGCTGAGCCTTGAAATTTCGGGACTCGATCGGGTGCTGGGTGCGAGCGACAGCGCGGCACTGGCCGAAGTGTCCGACCTGACGACGGGCGCGCTGTTGAGCAGCGTGGACACGCTGACATTCAGCGAGGTCAGCAGCCTGGCGGTGGTCGTCACGGCGACGGAGGCCTGCACGCTGAGCGAGGCGCGCGGATTGACGGCGGCGATCGGCGTGAGCGACGGCGCGACGTTCGACGAAACGAGCATCGACATCACGATCGGGATGCGCATCGACAGCGCGGACAGCTGGACGCTGAGCGAAGCCAGCCAGAGCGACGCGGTGATCACGGCGACGGATTTCGGCGCATTCGATGAGGCGTTGGATGTGGCCGCGGCGTACGAGGCCAGCGACAGTTGGATGTTCGGAGAGTCGATTGAATTGAGCGGCGATCAAATCGTACGCGACGTGGTGCGACTGGGCCTGTACATCAAGCGGGAATGGATGAACACGCTGTACATCAAGCAGACGGTCAAAATCGATCTGGAGTTATAGGACCATGTCAGCAGATGAAATTCACGTGGGCGATGTGGGCACGCAGTTTTTGATTACGATGCATGACGGCGAGACCGTGATCGATGTGTCGTCGGCGGCGACGAAGGAATTGCGGTTCAAGAAGCCAAATGGATCAGTCATCGTGAAGAACGCGAGCTTTGTGCTGACGGGCGCGGATGGACGCATTCAGTATTTTACACTGCCGGGCGATCTGGATCTGGACGGATACTGGAAGGTCCAAGCGCACGTGGTGATGCCGACAGGCGAATGGTATTCTAACAGCGAGACGTTTGAGGTGTTTGCGAATTTATGACCCAGTATGGCTATTATGAGCAAGGTACGCCTGATTGCGCGTAGACAGGACGCTATGCCCGATGGCGAGAAAAACGCCTGAAGAATCGCAAATTTTTGCAATCGGAATGCAATCTGGTTTTCAGCCATCATCCGAACTGGAAGCGCTGTTGAATCATCTTTCGCCGCAACAGGCGACGGGCGTGATTCATATTGCGATGGAGGAGTTGAAGGGGCGATCGTTGACGGCGATTCTGCTGGCGGACGATCGGCCGTGCTCCTATTCAACGTTCTGGCACAGGAAGCGCAACGGCTGGATGCACAAGGCGAAATTCGTCGAGGCGCTGCACCTGGCCCGCCAGGAGGCGCGCGGCTTCCGGCTGGCCAACGCCGTGGACGAGGCGGTGGAGTTGCTGAAGGTGGCCACGGTCGACGCAGCGCGCGACTTGCAGCGGCAGATTACGGGCGACGTGGGCGCGATCGAGGCGTTGAGCAAAATCGCGCTGGAGACGAGCCGCAGTGAAGGCGAACGCACGGCGGCAATCCGCGCACTGGGCGACATCGGTTCGCAGGGCGCGGTCGATCGTTTGCTGCTGGTCCTGGAGACGGCGCAGAGTAAAGCCACGACAGGACTGCGCGCGGCGATCATCGAGGAATTGGGCCGGGCGGGAGCAGCAACCGATACACAACGACGCCTGGCCGACATGACGACGCTCGATCGGGCCGACCGAATGACGGCCAGCAAGAGCACGAGCGAGAGAACGGCCGAAGAGATGACGGATGATGAACTTGAGTCGATCGCGCGTCGGTCCGCAGGCGGCGGCACAGGAATTGCTGCGCCGGCGGCGAGCGCGAAAAAATCTGATTGAGTTTGCGATGTACATCGATGCGACGTTTATCCGCGCACCTCATCTGGAACTGATCGCGGGCTATCTGGAGGCCGCGCAGCGCCGCGAGATCCCGCGCCTGATCATCGAGGCGCCACCGCGGCACGGGAAGAGCAAGTTGACGAGCGAGATGTTTCCCGCCTGGGCGCTGGGGATGGATCAGGACGAGCAATTCATGCTGGCGAGCCACACGGCATCGCTGCCCGAGACGTTCAGCCGCAACGTGCGAAATTTGATCGAGGCCGAAGCGTATCAGCGGCTGTTCGACGAGACGCATTTGAGCGACGATAGCGCGACGGTGCAGAAGTGGACACTGCGCGATAAGACGAGGCCGGCGATGCTGACGGTGGGCGTGGGCGGCAGCCCGACCGGGCAGGGCGCGAAGATCCTGATCATCGACGACCCGATTGGATCGGCAGAAGAGGCGGAGAGCGAGTTGCAGCGCGACAACCTGTACACGTGGTACACGGACACGATCTATCCACGGTTGGAGCCGGACGCGGTGATCATCATCATGATGCAGCGCTGGCACGAGGATGATTTGACGGGGCGGCTGCTGCGCGATCAGACGAAGGCCGATCAGTGGAAAGTAGTGTCGCTGCCGGCACTGGCAGAGACACAGCCGGAGCGGGACGAGTATGCCAAGCGGATGGGGCTGCCGCTGGGCGTGCCCGATCCGATGGGACGGCAGCCCGGCACCGCGTTGTGGCCAGAGCGCTATCCGGCGCGGGCGCTGCGCGCGATCGAGGCGGTGAGCAAACGATCGTTCGCGGCGAAGTACCAGCAAAAGCCGAGACCCGCAGAGGGCGCGAAATTCAAGAGGGCGTGGCTGCGCACGATCGAGGCGTCGGAAGTGCCGCAGGGTCTGACGTGGAAACGCTATTACGACCTGGCGCATTCGCTGAAGCAACAGGCCAGCAACACGGCGACGATCGCCGGCGCGCTGGGCCAGGACGGGGTGTTGTATTTGCGCCGCGGGCGGGCGGGAAAAATGGAGTCGCCGGACGAACGCAAGATGATCCGCGAGATGATGTTGAACGAACCGGAGACGGAGCACGGGATTGAGAACAAGGTGCACGGCGGGCCGATGGTGCAGGAGTTGGTGCGCGAACGCGACCTGGCGCACGTGGCGCTGAAGCCGGTGAACGTGCACGCCGACAAGATCGTGCGCGCGACACCGGTGGTGGACCGGGCAGAGATGGGCAAGGTGAAGTTCGTGCGCGAGTCGGTCAACGACGACGGCTGGATCGACGAGTGGATTGACGAGATGTGCGCGTTTCCGTACGGGGCGCAGGACGATCGGGTGGACGCGGTGAGCGGCGTGAATTACATGATCGCGCAGGTAGACGAGAAGCGAACGAAGTCGGCGCAGGCGACGGTGGTGACGGTGGATATGGGCGGAGGTTGACGCGCGGGTGAAAGGTGTGCTAAGATGAGGTTGCATCGGGCGCTGCGCGCCCGAGCAATCACAATTGAATATCTGGCTTGAACGGAGCCGCTTGCTATCCCTAACGGGGATTGGTGAGCGGCTTTTTTTGTTGACCTCACCCTCACCCCTAGCCCCTCTCCCAGCGGCAAGCCGTCCCGCCGCTTCGCGGACACGGGAGGGCGAGGGGGAGATGGTTTCTCAGTAACACGATTATGGGCAAGTAATCTCGCCCGCAAAAGGCAGGAGGAAAGATGGCGCTTAAAGTTTCCAAAAACATCAGCGATACCGCGTGGGGAGATGTGGATAAGGGCGCACTGGGGAAGCGACTGGCCGAGGCATTTGCCGCCGGCGACGCGACCAAGGCGCAGATCAAGTTCGTGTACCTGTACGTGCCCGATGACGCCTTCGACAAGGACGCGGAGGGCAAGCCAACCTTCGCGTACAGCAAGGCCAAGATGCCCGTGGCGGAAGTCAGCGGCGACACGATCACGATCAACCGCAACGGGGTGCACGCGGCAGCCGGGGCGCTGGCCGGAGCCCGCAGCGAGCCGGACATGCCGGCAGCGGCGATGACGGCGGCCAAGCGCCGGCTGCGCAGCCTGTATCGCAAGTTGAAAGAGACGGCGCCGGATGCGTTGACGGAAACGGCGATCAAGGTTGACGGCGGGAAGGCGTTAGAGGAAACCGTCAAGGGATCGCTCGAATACGTGCGAGATGAAATCGCGCGGGCCTTCGCGGAACAGTTCCAGGAACCATCTCCCTACCTGCCCGCAGAGACGTATTGCCCTTATTGGATCGTCGATACGTTTTCAGACGCCGTGATCGTCACAGAATACCGGGCCGAGTCGGACCTCGCACCGGACGAATATTACCGCGTGACGTACACGAAAGCCGACGACGTTTATACCTTCGCCGAGATGGAAGCCTGGCAGGTGGTGGAGTTGACGTATCAGCCACAGACGAAAGGTGCGGCCCCCTCACCCCAACCCTCTCCCATGGGAGAGGGAAAGATCAAGCGAGAGCGGGGCAAGCGCATCGTCGAGCGGTTGACGACGGCGATGGTGCTGGACGAGGCGGTCGAAGGCACCAGCGGTCCGCGCACGATCCGCGCGGAGCAGGTGATGACGGCCGGGATTATCAACGGAAATGATCGGCGCTATCCGGCGCGAGTGCTGCGCGAGGCTGTGGAGAAAATGCGCACGCACCTGAACGAGAGCGCGGGACAAGGCCGCATGCAATACCTGGGAGAGGTGGACCATCCGAGCGACAAGGGCGGGCGTCCGAACATGCTGGACACGGTGGTGAAGTGGAACACGGTGGACTTCGACGGCGAACATGTATCCGTCGCGGGACACCTGTTGGAGACCAGAAAGGGCAAGGACATCCAGGCGCTGGCGCGCGGCGGCGTGCAGATCCCGTTGAGCATGCGGGGCTACGGCGATTCAAAGATCGTGAAGGAAGGCGGGCGCGAGATCGAGGAGGTGACCCGATTGGAGATTACGGGGTTCGATCTGGTGCTGGAGCCGGGCTTTGAAGACGCCGTGCCGATCATCGAGCGCAACAAGAAAAATATGGAGGGCACCCGCGAGGGGCCGCCCCAACAAGGAGATGATGAAATGGATCCGGAGAAGTTGAGGGAATTGATCAAGGCGAACCCCGGCTTGTTCAAGGACGTGCTGAAGGAAGACCTGGACAAGATGGGCGCCGAGCAGATGAAGGCGCTGGAAGAGAGCGTGCGGAAACTGCTGGGCATCGACGAGAAGGCCGACCTGGGCAAGGCGTTGACCGAGGCCATGGAGGCCAAGCACACGCTGGACGAGCAGGCCAAGACGAAGACGATCGACGAAGCGATCGCGGCGAACACCAAGGATCTGCCGTACGGCGACAAAATGAACGCGTTGTTCGTCGAGTCGATCAAGGCGGCCAATCCGCAAGACGAGAAGGCGGTGAAGGCGCTGGTGGAGACGCGGCGCAAGGAATACGACGCGATGGCGGCGGCCGCGCGCCTGGCGGCGCAGGGTTATCGCGGCGTGCACGTGGTGGGCCCGGTGCTCGAGAGCGAACTGGGCATCCCGGCGTACGCGCGCGGCATGCACGAGTTCACCGAGGCGCTGCTGCGCACCGGGCAGGCGCGGCAGTTCGATGCGCGCAAGCCGAAGACGATCAACGAGGTGTTCACGGCGCAACTGCTGGAGCGCTTCGACAAGATGCACGAGGCGAAATTGAAGCAGGAAGCGCGGCTGCTGGAAGAGGCGGAGGCGACGAGCGATCTGAACCTGCCGTACAGCGTGAGCCGCACGATCATCGCGCAGGTGGGGCCGCGGCTGATCGCGGCGAGCGTGTTCGACTTCGGCGTGACGGACCAGAATCCGACGCGCATTTTTTACGAGTCGTACGCGGCAGAAAGCGGCCTGGTGAACTCGATCACGAAC